TCATCGACGGGTCTGTGCGGGTTCTGCATGTCCGCCACGGTCGCCGGAGCGATTGGCAGCCCTGATCCGTTCGAACAGGCGCCGCAGGACATATCCCCGAGCGAGCGAGACGCCGACGAAGGCGAGTCCGATGGTCAGATGGTCTGCGAGCCCTGACTCGATTCCGAACCACGGGAACACGACCATCTGCGTGAGGATGGCCAAAACGTAGCCGATGACAACGTTGGCCGCGGCCTCGACCAGCGACATGATGCGGTTCTGCCTCATCGCAGGCTCTCCATGAACGCCGTCACGAACTCCGCCGCGAGCGGCGGCACAATCGCATTGCCGTAGCCCCTGAGCAGCCCCATGCGGCCGGGTATCCCATCAGCCAGCGGGAATGTTCCGGGCTCAACCGGTCGCCAGCGTTCGTCCCGGCAAAGGAGCCAGTCCGGATCTCGCCAGACGCCGTCCGTCGCGCCGGTCCCCGTGGGATTGACGAGGGGTCCGTCCTGACCAGCAGCGCCACCGTCCTGCGGCTGGCATCGGTATTGCCGGCCGCATTGTACCTGTCCGTGGCCGGAGACCCGGCCATCGGCGTCGGCCATCCCGCCAGCCAGACCTGGCGGCCCAGCAGCGCGTTGATCGGCACGCCCGGGCATTCCGCGCCATCCTTGTAATCGCGCGCCGAGGCGGTGGCCCAGCCCGCCATGGTTTGACCCAAGGGCGACGGCGCCGAAGAACAGCCGCTGCCGGATATGCGGGGCGCCGATGCCCGCAGCCGGCAGATCGGCCGCCGCGACGGCGTAAGATGCCGCCTCCAGGTCAGCCGCCACAGCGTCGAACCACGCCCAGCCAGCCGCACTTTCAGCCTGTGGTCCAGCCGTTCGGCCAGATGGTCCGAGCACTGCCGCACTGGCGACCTGCTCGCCGAAGACGAGGCCGGGACGACAGGCGGCGACGAGGCGCAGGAAAGCGGGGGCGAGATGGCGGTCATCGTCCTGTCCCTTGCGTTGCCCGGCCTGACTGAAGGGCTGGCAGGGCGGCGAGCCGGTCCAGATCGGCCGGTCCTCGGCCACGCCGGCAAGGCGCAGCGCATGGGGCCAGCCGCCGATTCCGGCGAAGAAATGGCATTGTGTGAAGTCGCGAAGGTCGCCGGGCTCCACCTCGAGGATCGACCGCTCGTCCACCACGCCGTCCGGCAGGTGACCAGCGGCGATCAACTCCCGCAGCCAGGCGCAGGCCGCCGGATCGGCATCGTTGTAATAGACGGCCATCAGGCGGCAGCGTCGGCATCTGAGGCGACGGTCTCGCCCAGCCGTTTGGCTTTCACCTGCGCGAAGGTCCGGCCATCGCCATTGAGGATCGCGTCACGCCCGGTCTCGGCCTGCCAGCGCTCCACGGCGACATCGACATAGGCCGGGCTGATTTCCATCGCGAAGACGCGGCGGCCATTGGCCTCGCCCGCCATGATCTGCGAGCCGGAGCCCGAGAACGGCTCATAGCAAAGCCCACCCCGCACCACATGCTGGCGCATCGGGATCCCGAAGGCGTCGAGCGGTTTCGGCGTCGGGTGGTCGGGCCGATCGTCCTTGGCGAAGCTGGGCAGCGCCCATGTGGACGGCAGGGTTTCCTCGGCCACCTTGGGCGGACGGTTCGGGCGGCGCCAGCCCATGAAACAGGGCTCGTGCTTCCACAGGTAATGCGACCGGGTCAGCACGCCCCGATCCTTCACCCAGATGATCTGCTGGTGGACGAAGGCCCCCGCCTTCTCCCAGCAGGCTTCCAGCATCGCCTGGCGGCGCGAGGCGTGCCAGCAGTACCAGGCCGCGTCTTCGGTGATTGCCTCGGCCACGGCCGCTGCAATGAACCCGTCATAGAGTTCGGCCCCCTGCGAACTGTCGTCCCAGGTGACGCCATAGGACTGCGACCAGTCTTTATTCCGTGTCGGGTGGTTCGAGCCGTCGTAGTCCACCAGATACGGCGGGTCGGTCGCGAACAGGATCGCGCGCTCGCCGTTCATCAGGCGGCGCACGTCATCGTGGTTCGTGCTGTCGCCGCAAAGCAGCCGGTGGTCCCCGAGGATCCACAGATCGCCGGTCCGCGACGCCGGGTTGCGCGGCGGCTCGGGGATAGTCACCGGCGGGGCGGAGCCCCCGGCGCCATCTTCTTCACCGTCCCCTTCCGGCACGAAGGCCAAGAGCTTGTCCAACTCGCCGTCGGAGAAGCCGACCAGCGACAGGTCGAAGTCCTCGGCCAGCAGGTCCTGCAGTTCGGCCGACAGCAGCGCCTCGTCCCAAGTGCCAAGTTCGGTCAGTTTATTGTCAGCCAAACGATAGGCCCGGCGTTGCGCTTCGCTCAGGTGGCCCAGCACGATCACCGGCGCCTCGCTCAGCCCGAGCTGCGTGGCGGCCAGCACCCGGCCGTGGCCCGCGATCAGCTCCCCGTCCTCGCCAACGAGGCACGGTACGGTCCAGCCAAACTCAGCCATGCTGGCGGCAATTTTCGCGACCTGGTCCGCGCCATGCATCTTCGCGTTCTTCGCGTAGGGCTGCAGGCGCGCAAGCGGCCAGGTCTCGATCCGCTCGGGGGCGAAGGCGAGGGTCATGGGGACGGTCCTGTTCGATAGGTTTCTGGCGGTCGCGGTGGATCCCAAGGCACAGAATCCATCGGCTTCCGGACTGGACTCCGGGGTCCAGCAGGTATCCACCTGTGGCGTCCAGCTAGGCGTTTGATTTTACGAAGGTTTAAGGCGATCCGAGGTGGACTCCAGCCGGGGTGGACTCCCAAAAAATCGGCCCTAACGCTAGCGAAGTTCCGGGCTTCGCCCGCCAGCATACGAATATCGCCCGGAAGGAACCGCCAACTCGCCGGGGCTGGACCCCGACCGGACTCTCGCTGGATACCGGAAGCCAGTGGCCCCCTGCCCCACGCGCTCCTCTCCCGAGCATATCAACTTTCTAGCCCGGGAGAGGGCTTTCTGTCCCTTCGAAAACTGTCCGGCGGACAATTTTCTATGTAGCGCGCAGGGTTACGCGTCACTGGCTAGGTCGATCACCCGCTGCTTCGACAGGTTGCGGTTGAACCGCCGCTTGTTGAGAGTGAGGGCGATCACGGCGAGGCCAAATTGCCAGTGCTGATGCGCGGCGGACCGGTGCAGGCCTGCGGACCAGCAGATCTCCTTCCACCGCTCGCCATGGGCTTTCATCCAGACGATGCGACCGTCCACGGGCTCGAGGCAGGCGGTCCAGGTCAGCGTTTCCTCCATCCGGCTGATCGCCTGCGGCGAAGGAAGCACGCGCATCGGTTTGGGTTCCTGCCCGACCTTGTCGCCAAAGCTGTGCAGGACCGCAGGCCAGGTGCTGAAGTAACCCTGCCTTCGGGGCTCGGGCAGACGCTTCAGGACGAAGGCGGCTTCGGCCAGCCGTTCCTCGACCAGCGCGGGGGTCCACACGGTCATCGCTGTACCTCCCGCCCAGTCGCGGCCGGGCCATAAAGCTTCTCGCCAAGCTGGCGCACCAGTTCCCGTTCGGGCCAGGTCAGGCGATGATCGTCGAGAGCGACGGCCAGCACGCGCTGTTCGCGCCAGCCATCACGCTTGACCTCATCGGGGTTCCGACGACGGCCGCCATAGCCCTTCGGTGCGAACCGCATCCCGGTCATTGCAGGCCCCCCCTGGTCTCGAGCGCCCAGAACAGGATCGCGATGGCATCAGCCTCGTTGTCATCGGCCGGGCTGAACCCTCGCGCCCGGGCGGCAGCGATCATCGCCGCCTTGTCGGCGTTGCCCTTGCCGGTGGCGTGGCGCTTTATGGTACCGACCGGGACGCCCTCGTAGGGCACGCCCCGCAGTTCCGCCCATGCGGTCAGCGTGGCCATCAGCCCGCCATAGACATGGGCAGCGTCGGTGGCGGCGTGGCGACGGACCTCTTCGAACCAGATGGATGCGATGGGCCCGGACAGACGGTCCAGTTCGCCCAGCCAGTTGGTGAACCGCAGATAGCGCATGCCGCCGCCATCGAAGCGGCCGGGACGAAAGGACACGGTGCCGCTGGTGATCAGCCCATCAAGACCATGCAGCGCCCATCCTGTCGTGGTGCCGAGATCGAGGGCCAACAGGGTGCGGCCGGACCGGACGGAGGCCGGAAGATCGGGGATGGCCACATGGGGTCGGGTGGCGGGTGTCAGGTCAGCCATGGGGGGCTCCTCTTCTGGTTGGCTGCTCGGTGGAAGGCGACATCGGGTGAATGTTGCGGAAGGTCTGGGCTGCCGTTGCCGGATCGGGTGATCCGGCACTCGACAGGCCACGCGCGCGAAACCCCTGGGGGTGGGCGAGGGAGAACCCGCCTGCGGCGTTCTCCCCCACCCCCGTAGGGGGTGGTTTCACCCCCGAAACTTGAAAACCGTCTCAAGACACTGACAGGAAACAGGAATTCCAGTTTCGGGAGGTGGGTTTCGGTCGATTCTGCCGAAACTGGTTGCAGCGTAGCCGCTGCGGCATCCGCGCAATCCTGCAGGGGCAGTTTCGGAAGCGGGCCGAAACTGGTCACAACTGGACCCTGCGTGGTCCCGCGTAAGGATGACGAGGCAGTCTCGGCAGCGGGGCCAATCTGGTTCAAACTGGCCTCTGCGCAATTCCGCGCGAAGCGATCTGCTGGGGCAATCATGGCCGTTCCCCCTCCGGATAGACCCAGACATGCGGGTTTTCGACCTCGAGGAGCGCACCGGTCTGGGGCGACTTGTAATGGGTGGGCAGCACCGCAACGCGTGCGGGCGTGACTTCGCCGGTCTCCGGATCGACCTCCTCGCCGCCAGTGGGCATGACCATGCCTTCGACGCAGAGGTAGCCGAAGCGCGAGCGTGAGGGCCCAAGTCCATAGGGGGCAGCGTTGCGGACGAACTTGACCGCGCCCTTTGTGGCCTGCACGGCGATCCGGTCCCGGATGGCATCCTTGCCCCCCAGACCGCCCTTGTTCTCGAAGACCTCGGCAAACTGGTTGACCGTGTAGAGCCGCCCCTCGGCCGCCTCCTCGAGCAGGATGGACAGGATCACCTCCTGCTTGCGCACGCGCTCGGCGTCGTATTTCGCGCCAACCTCGGCGCGGACCAGGCGCTCATTCATCGGGTTGATCTCGACCCACTGGCCGCCAACCTTGTCGATCAGCTTCGAGGGCAGCGCGGGCCCATTCCTGAGCTCGATCTCGAGCTTCCGCTCCGGTGCGTCCTCATCCGGCCGGTGCAGGATCAGGCCGGAGGTATAGAAGCCTCGGAGCGCGCTGGCCCCCGACAGGGCGAGGAACGGATCGTCCTTCAGCTGCTGCTTCGACAGCTTTCGCGTGTGATGGACCAGGATCACCCCGCAGGCCGGGTTGATGTAGTCCCGCAGCACCTCGACCCGGTCCTTGAGGAAGAACATCATGGCGGTGTTGTCGTTTTCGCCGCCGCCATCCGGGCCACCGTCGAAAAGGTTGCGGATCGGGTCGATGCAGATGATGTCCGGGCCCGCATCCGGAAAGGCCGCCTGGATGGCGCGCGCCACGCGCATGCTGCCCTCGGTGTCGAGCAGCAGCTTCAGCTTGGGCGTCGCCACGAAGGTGTCGCGTGCGGCGGCCAGAACCCTGGCGGGCAGCGCGATCTGCCCCAGCCGCTCGCGCAGGTAGTGATACTGGATCTCCGCCTGAAGGTAGAACACGCGCAGCGGGCGTGGCGGGGTGAAGCCGAGAAAGGGCTGACCGGCGGCCATGTGCACGAGCCAGCTGATGGTCAGATCGCTCTTGCCGACCTTCGGCGCACCGCCAAGGACCAGAAGCCCCCCGGGCGTCAGGACGCGCGGCGCAATGATGTCCTCGGGCATCGGGCTGGTATCATCCAGCAGCGCGCCGAGCGTGAAGGTTGGCATTTCACTGGGCGCTGGGGCCGCACTGTCGAGACGGACCAGCGGCGGCCCGTTTTTCTGGACGTGCAGATCCCAGAGCCGCTCGGACTCGCGCTGCAGGCGCTCGATCGGCCAGGAGGGCCGCAACATGGCGGCGTTGTAGCCGCAGATCGCCTCCCAGCCTTCGTCCTTCGACATCCGGCCTTCGTGAACCAAACGGATGAAATGCCCGATCGCGGCCGATGCACCCTCGAAGCGGGACCAGTCGTCCTGCCCACCCTCGCGCACCGGGGTCACGAGCACATCGTCGACGCGGGGCTTGTCCGGCGTGGCGAAATCCGGTGCCAGACTGATACCGGGTGCAGGAGGCATGTCGGCCACAGCCTCGATGAACTCTCCCAGATCCCGCTCGAGGCCCGCGTTCAGTTCGACGATCCGGACCTGCGTCTTGAGGTTGTTCTTGTAATAGACAGACCCCGCCACCCGGATCGGCTGGTGGGCCGAGCGGAAATGCATGTCGCCCCCGACCTTGGCGGCAATGTCGCCGCGCAGACGCGTGACGCGGGCGATGTCGCTGCCCTCGGCGGGCTCGGTGAGTTTCCACCAGACATGGGCCTTGCGCTGCCCCTCGGCCGTGACACCGCCGCTTTCCACGACCATGGTCGGCGACCCGAGGTGGCGTTCGAGATGGGCGCGCTTGGCGGCGATGTCGCCGCTGTCGATATCCACGACCACGGTCTGCATCTGCAGGATTTCCGCCGCCTTGGCCTGGCCGACTGCGGCGACCGTGCCGGGAATGACATAGACCGCAGCCCCCTCGCGCGACGCCCATGTGGCGAAGGTGGCCATCTTCCCTGCCGCAGCGGCATTGGCATCCAGCCAGATGTTGTGCGGACGGCCGTCGATGCCCTGCCCCTTGTCGATGAAACTGCGCACCGGGATCAGCCCGTCGCAGTAGCCGAAGACCACCTCCATGAACTGCGTGATCTGCTCGGGGTCGGGCTCATCGCCGAAGACGTCGGTCATCGGAGCCGCGTCGTTGAAATCGCGCCAGGGGTTGAAATGGACAAGATTGCCCGTCGATGCGTCGGGCGGGGCGGAGCGGTCTTCGTGATCGGCGGTCATGGACGCATCCTCAAGTGTCTGGGGTGGATCGGGCGGCTCGACGGGCGCGTTGCTCATCCGGGCAGCCCCCAGCAACGCGCGGCCCATGGGCAGAAGCGGCATTCGAAGAAGTCACGATTGGTGGCGAGGCGGGGAAGCAGCTCGCCCGCATCGGTCGCCTGCAGAATCCGGACGCCCCGGTCCGACATGCGCTGCGCGAGCCCTGCGTCGAAGGGCACAAGCTCGTGGTGCAGTTCGGCCGTGTCCTTGTTGATCGCCGTGAACAGCGCCGGATTGGCCGAAATGCCGGGGACCGTCCCTTCCATGTAGGCCTGATAGAGCGCGATCTGCGCGGCATAGACCAGCTTGGCGACAGCAACCCCGTCCTTGACGCAGGCCCGCCAGTTCTTGGCGTTCATGGTCTTGCATTCCCAGAGCGCGGGAACGCCGATGCCAAGCGGCGCAGGTGCCGACGCGATGATCCCGTCGACATGGCCCCGGATGCGGCCGCCCGCGACGGAAAAGCCGAACTGCTCGCCATCGGGCCGATTGCCCTTGCGGGTGTAGAGGTCGAGCCCGACCGCACGCAGCCAGCGGATCGCCAGATCCTCGAGCTGGTGGCCGATCGCGAAGATCCGCAGCGTCTGGCCGCCGAACTCCGCGCCTTCGTCCTTGGGCGCGCCCGCGAATTCGAACTGCAAGGCCCGCTCGCAAGCATGACCCAGCCGGGATGCGCCGAGATAGGTTCGGGGCGGCGTGGCCTCGCGCTCGGCGATCAGCGCGGCATCGATTGCGGCGTTGACGCGTTCGGCGATGCCGGGGCGGCGGTTATAGTCCAGCATGCGAACCCTCCCCATAGCTGCGGTGAGCGAGCCCGTGGCAGGTCGAGCAGAGCCATTCGACGGCAAGCGGCTTGGAATAGTCGTGATGATGTGCTTCGAGATCGGTCACGCAGTGGCAGCGCTGGCACCAGATCGGCACGATGATCCGGCATGACTTGACGGCACGCCCGACGATGCGGTGGGCGCGATCTTTCTCGGTGTGGCGCGCCCGATAGCGGCGCTGCGCCTCCCGGTGTTTTTCAGGATCCCTGAAATTCCGTGCGTAGGCGCGTTGGTATTCTCGACGGCAGTCGCGACACCAGCTTTGCAGGCCATCAGGGCTGCGGCGACGAAGGCCGAACTCGCATGCGTTGCGCGCGAAGCCGCACTTTGAACAGACCTTGGTCAAAACGGCACCTCCGCCGTTGCGGCGATGCGCGACATCTCGGCGCCGTAACCTTCCAGCACCTCCTCGATCAGCGCGGTCACGTCGGTCTCGGACAGGTCGCAGAGGCGTTTCTGCCAACCGATCTGATCCATGGTCTGGCCCAGCCGTTTCATAACCAGCGCGATGGCCAGACGTTCTTCCTCAGTGGTTCCCTGCATGGTCAGTCCCTTTCGATGGCGGGCCGCGAACCATGCCTGGCAGGGCATCGAGCAGAACCAGCGATGCTTGCGGGGGCGTGGTTTGGCGGGGTTGAAGAAGCCGAAGCCTTGCGCGGGGCGCAGGCAGACGGCGCAAGGTTGCAGGCGCGGATGCCAATTGCGTGCCGGCTCAAGCGGGGGTGCGATATGCGCAGCATGGGTCACGCTGCCCTCCCGATACCCGGGCTGGCGCGGCCGACGAGCTGGCGGATTTCGCGCTTGTTGAAGCCGAAGGTCATCAGCGCCGAGGCGCGATAGCGGGTCAGGCCATAGTCCTGACGGAACTCGCGCGGCAGGTACCGTAGCTGCTTTTCGGTCGCGGCCTGCTTCAGCCAGCCCTTGGATTTGAAGGCGCTTTCGTCGGTCTCGTATTCGTTCAGCCAGTCATCGGCCTGCGCGAGGCAGACCGTCCGCTCACCCACGCCCAGAAGCCGGAGCGCGCGACCCTTCGCACCGCCCACCGCGTGCCAGCGGCCATCCAGAAAGAAGATCCCGCCCCAGGCATTGAAGCCATTGGCCATCAGCGCGGCGTCATCGCCGAAGAGATCGACCCATGCGAAGTTCGATCGTTTCAGGAGGTCGATCTCGGACATGATGAAACCCGAGAGCGGGATGGCATCCTGACCTTCGCCGGGCTCCTCGGCGTCGCGCGCGAACACCTCGCCGCAAAGCGGGCATTCCATGGCGGCAAGCGGGATTTCAGCTTCGCAGGCCGGACAGGTCTTCGTCGGCGCCTCACCGGGATCAAGCTTGCCGTCGAGATCGACATCCTGTTCCAGCGTGCCGTGGATCAGGCTCGACGT